GTAATACTTAAAGGTGCAGTTGCACTTGTAATTCTATTAGTATAAGCGGTATCCCAATTTGATTGAGATGCCGTTGTAGGTAAAGAATAACCTGTTGCAAAAGCTAAAGCCAATGTTCCGCTTGATGTTACAGGAGAACCTGATACACTAAACCCTGTTGGTGCTGATAAACCTACCGAAGTAACAGTACCTACATAAGCATCCGTATATTGTGGTATATTTAATACCCCTGTTGTTGAATTGTAAGTCGCTGCTCCGCTAGTGCCTGTTGTTGTTAAACTAATAGCTGCTCTTGCTAAAGCATCGGTATATTGAGTAATTGTAGATGTTATAACACCTGTTGTATTGTTATAACTTATTCCTACACCTGCTGATAAACTAGCTAAAGTAATATAGTTTGCTCCATTAGTAATTTGCGTATTGTTTGTTGGAATAGTAATAACACCTGTTGTGCTATTATATGCTCCTGAACCTGCTGCAAAACTTAATGATGTTAAAGTAATGTAATTAGAACCATTAGTTATTTGATTGTTATTAGTAGGTATAGTTATAACACCTGTTGTAGAATTATAAGCACCACTACCTGCAACAAAACTTAAAGCACCTCTTGCTCTTGTATCAGTATAATAAAGTCTTGTTCCTTCTGTTATATTCGTTGTGCTACCTGTTACATTTTTCCATAATGAAGTTGCAGAATCATATTGTAAAATATTTCCATTAGCTACACTTATAATTTGAACATCGTGTATTTCATCTAGTTCATAACCATTTTGTATCTTAACCCCAATGATACCTTGTGTTGGATGGCTTCTTAAAACAATACCAACATAAACTAAATGTACAGGTGCTTGTGGTTTTGCAGTTATCCAAGTACCTGCAGTTGTGCCACTTAAATATAATTGCTGACCTTCTGTTAATGAACTCGTATCTAAATTAGTTATATTACCAATAACTACTACATAACCATCAGCATTGTTTGCTATATCTGTTTGTAATAATCCATAAGTTTGTGCTGAAGTAGAATCACCTGTTGCTAATGCTTTAGCTATTGTTGGCTTATTTCCTAATGCTCCATTAATATAAATAATAGTACCTGCAGTCATTGTAGCACCACTATTATTACGAACTAATTTAACTAAACTATCACTTGCAAGTAAAGTTGGGAATGTAGTAAGGTTTCCTGCTCCATTAATATATTGAGTTGAATCCCCCACGAAATTAGCAGAAATTACACCGCTTGTTGTTATAGGTGAAGAACCAATTGTAACTGAATTACCATTAGTAGATAAACCAACACTTGTAACTGTACCCACCGCACCGCTTGACCTCTGCCAAATTGAACCGCTATAAATAACATAATCACCAACTGCAAAAGTTATTGCACCTGCTCCAAAATTTACACTACCTGCTGCATTACATATATATACATCACCTGTATCACCTGTTCCATTAGCTAATGTAGGTGTATTTGTTGCTGCACTCCACATACCTTTATATTCCATAATAGAACTAGGTAACTGAGAAATAGGAACTTTACCGCTACTATCTAATGATGCGTATCCATTAGATGCACCTTTTTCACTTCTTAACTGATAAGTATCTAATAAAGATTGACTAGGAAAAGTTTGTACATAAGCACTACCACTCCATAAATAAAGTTTATTAGTATCCTTTGCACAATATATAGTATCAATACTACCAACTAAAGGAAATGATGCCAAATTAGTATAAAAAGAAACTGACCCTGCGAATAAAGATGAAATTTGTTCAAGTGTAATTTTCTTTGATACACCTGTTATTGGGTCACCTATTATCGTTAAGTCACTAGTTGCAGGAGACATTTCTGTCGCCAATTGATTTATTTTTTTAGATTCCATTCGTAGGTATTTGACAAGTGTCGTTTAATGAAGATAATGTTAAAGAAAAATCTATTTTAATACCTGCTAAATAATCAGGGTCACTTTCAGTATAAAATGAAATTGGCATATTATCACTAGCCAACCAATTATATTCAGGACTCCTTAATTTAGCAACTAAATCCTGACCTATTAAAGTCATATCACTTAAAACCTCTGTTTCGTTTGTTTCTTCCATTAACATTCTATCCATAACATAGATAGAAAAATTGTATTGTATTTGCTTAGTTAGTATTTGAGCATCACCTAAAGTAAAAAACATAGCAGGGTAAGTTACCTCACCATTACTTAACCTTTCCCAAACATCACCGAAATAAACAAAGTTAATTTGCTCGTGATTGTTTCCGAATGTTGTTATTTGTTTTACTATTTGATTTAGTGTCATTCTTTTTGCTTTTGTCTAAATAAACTTTTAGCTTATTTTGATTTTTAATATTAGCCTCTTTACTCATATTAGCATCCTATTTTACCCTGATACTTTTGTGATAAGTTTTTATTCTCATAACAACTACCATCTTCTAAATATAATGATGAAGTATATCCTTCTAAATCAGGAACGATTGTATCTATTCCGCTAGTAAAGTTTAAATATTCAGGATATAACGTATTGTTTTGTCTTAAATATTTAATCAATCTTTGTTTATAAAACTCTGCTCTTGTTCTGTATCTATTAGCAACATCAATCATATCCTGCATAGATGGATTTTCTGTATTATCACCTGACTTTCTTAATAAGCCTTTGTTATAAAACTGATATGATAACCCCATAGGTAACTCACTCATAACATAATAAATCAAACAATCAGTTACATAGTTATTAAGTAAAAGTGTTTCATTACTATTTAATGTTGAACCATTAATAGCACTTTGTAATTTATTATATAATGTACTACCCAAAGCAGGTAATATATACATATCCTGTGCAGTTTTGATTTCAGGCAATACTAATTTCTCATCTACGTTTGCGTGTAAACCTGTTCTATCTTTTATACTCTGTACTGATATGAATAATGTATTTAATGACATTTCTTATTTTTTTCTTGTAACTATATTTGTTTTCCACTCGTGTCTGCAAGATTCACTATGTTCACCGCTAGGCATTGTCCACCATCCTCCTGCTCTATCCCAAACAGAATAACCTAATCTTGCACTCATTGATTCTATATCACTTCTGCTATATAATTTATTAGCATCAATTAAAGCCTTACAGAAAGGTCTGCTATTCTTTAAATCACTATTATCAAATCCTGATTTCCAACCATAAGAATAACGAACCATAATTTCTGTAGTCTGTGGTTTTACATCACCAACTGTCTTACTCAATGGTTGTACTAATTCTCTAGTAATTATTATATTGCTATTAATTCCTTTACCAATTTTAGTTTCAGTAGTTTTTAAAATATTTCTATCTTCTAAATCTTTTAAAACTGTATTAATTGTATTAACATCTTCATCTAAAACTTCAGCCAATACCTCAGGAGTAATATCCTTCTGCTTAGCAATTTGGTCTAATATGTCTGATTCTAATTGATTGACATCTGCAAACATATAAAAGTCAGCCTCATCACTAAATCTCTTTTTAGACTTCCAAATATTATAAGCATCTTTATTCTCACCAAATTCAAAGAATACACTAAAATCTTGTGCTGCAAATTGAGCATCTAACTCTTCTGAACCTAACCAAGTATTAACCTCTTCATCACTTAAAGCATATCCTGTTTTAAGCATTGCAGTAGCTTGGTCTCTATTAATTTTACCTTTAGTAAACTCACGAATGATGCGTTGCATATTCTGCCATTCTCTACCTTTTAAACCCTTGATATGCTCATTAACTGATAATCCTTGTTGTGGAGCAGTTATATCTGCAGGTGCATATTTAGTTGTATCTATTCCTATTTTTTCTAATATCCATTCTTTAGGAGCAATAGCAGCAATAGTTTGTTCGCTAAACTCAATACCAATAGGTTCTGTAGGGATAATCTTAATCTCACTTGTAACATTTTTTAATTTAGCTAACATATTAAATACACTTTCAAGGTGCATTTGCTTAGCATTTACATAAGTGTTTTTAAATATCTCATAACCATCTCTCATCTCTGTTCTACTTCCTAACTTACCTGCTTCTGCAATACCCATAATAGATGGAGTAGTAACTTGATGTCCACTAAATATATTAGTTTGAATTAACTCATCTACTCTGCTAAAATCTTCTTTAGTTAAATCACTTGTACCTAAATCATCTACAACAGGCTTCCTAGATATATCATTGACAAAAGCAATCATATATTTCTTACCATCTGCACCACTATAAGTCTTTCTTAATCTTTGGTCAACATTACGTTTCTCTTCATCATTAGGCTCACCATTTGGTAAAGTAATAAGTTTACTAGCAGAAAACCCTGTTTGTGCATTACCTAAAATATGTTTAGATACTTCAATATCTGATTCAATATAGTTTAATGCAGCAAAATATGATGGCAATCCATAGATACCGATATTAGGTCTGTACTCTTTTATGTACAAAATTTGTTTTCCTACAGGTTGTTTAGGATTAAATGCAGTTATAACATCAGGTTTAACCTTGTTATCTTTCCAATCTTCTTTATACCAATACTGCGTATTATCTTTATTCGTGCGTATCTTAACATAATCACAATGCCACATCTCAGCTAAATTACCTGCTAAATCCCAAATAATTTCTAAATAAGCACCTCCAAATATCTCAACATCTAAAGATACCTTTCTAGTCAAATCGTTTAAAGATTCAACTCTATTTGCTTTGTCAATAAATGCTTGTGCATCAGGTTGACCTGACCAACCATTGCCTGTAATATAATGTACCTTACTTTTAATAATGGCACTATGTTTAGATGACTTATTATATAAATCTACTATATATTCAGGATAGTCATTGTTTTCGCCATACTTAATGTACCCACCATCAACCCCTTTCTTTTCTTTAAATTCAGGTTGCCTAGCTTCTGCGAATGTTAATACTCTTAAATCTATCATTGTCTAATTGTATAAGTGTCTGTTGTTGTAAATTGGTTATATGTTAATATACTACCTGAAAGCCACATAATACCTGTTTCTAGCTTATTTAAGCCACTAGGATTTGTATTTGATGTACTAACCTGCTCATATATTTCATAGGTGTATTGACCTTCTAATGAAGAACTAAAGTATGTATTAGTTACAATACTAAATTGATTAAATCTATCTTTATAAGCACTTGTATCTGTTGCATTCAATTTAACAAAACTTATAACTGCATTACTGCTTCTATTAGTAAATACAAATAAATAGTTTGGGTTAGTCAATAACTGCTTTTCAGTTAAAGTTAACACAACAATATTTGTTTCGCCTTTAGTTAAATGTATCATTACTATTAAATAGGGAAATTATGAATGTTTGCAAAACAATAAGTAAAACTATAACTTGATAAAAAACATAATTTAATAAAGTCATAACTTGACTTATATGGAACAAAAGCATATCAGAAAGTGCATTTTATGACACATTATGCATATTACGAATAACATTACGGATATATGCGAATATATACGGATAATAAAAAACCCCCACCTAGAGAACTAGGCAGGGGAACTAACTATGAAAAACTACAAACTAACCTGCGGTTGTTAGAGCAGCAGCTACTGAACTATTAACTTCAGGTGCTAAGCTAGGCTCTGCTCCTGCGAATGTTAATGTGTAACCGCTTCTATCACCTTCAGCAGTACCTGTGGCAGCACTACCTGCAGTCAAATCTAAGGCTCTAGTTTTACCTAGATACCAATACTTGCCATTGTTGTCTTTAGCAACTGCAACAAGTCTATTTTGAGCTAATAACAAGATTTCGTTTCTTGTATTTGCTTGTAACTTATTTAAAATTATTGTTAATTCAGGAGTAAAATACAAAGTACCATTCTGAACATTAGATGCTACATTCTCAGTAAACATTGATGTTCCTTTAGTTAATTCGTATTTATAGAACTTCTTACCTGTTGCTTTAACTAATGCAGTAATTACACCACTAGCTTCAGTTGTTGAAGTTACATCTGAACTTGCAATAAAATAAACTTCAGTAATTCCACCTAAGGAATCACGACAATCTAGGGTATATCCCTGTGTTAATGCACACGCCATTTTTGTTTATTTTATCTATTAAAAAATGGGGAGTATATTTCAACTCCCCTTATAATTAAATTGCTACTTTAACGATTTCATCAGGGAATGCGATATTCACACCCATTTTGAACTCTGCTGCAAAACGAACCTCATCTGCTTCTTTAGCAAAGAAGATTTCAAACTTCTCTTCTTCGTTCAATAAGTCTGTACCTAAGAATAAGTTGCTTAATCTTAAAGCATAAACATCATTTGTTCCGTTTAAACCTTGTACTGCTACAACTTTAACAGGAGTGCCCGGCAATGTAAATTCGCTATCAGCCTTACCATCAAAAGCATAATTGAACATATTTGCGTTCTTTAATGCGATTGTATAAGTACGGAAAGTATCCATACCACAGAAAATAGTCATATCATCTGCAGATACTACTTTAGCAGGGATTGCTTTATAAACACCATCAAATAAGCTAATTACGTTAGCAGCAGTGATAGAAGTTAATGGAGCACCTGAAATATATCCTGATACGTTAGCATCTACAACACCACTAGCAGCACCAATTAATTTGATTAAACCATCAAATTTGTTTAAGTTACCATTAGCTGATGTAGTATCACCTTGCCAAATAGCAGTTTCTAATTGAGAAGCAATAGTCTTAGCTTTTCTATCAGAATAATCTTGCTCAAAAGGAATTGAATCATATTGGCTACCTGTAGGTAAAGCCTTTTGTAAATACTTAGCTTCTAATGCCTTAGGACATAAAGCCTCTTGTACTTTAATCTTTCCAACTGTTACAGTTCTTTGTGTGAAAGAAGTTGTACCTGATGCGTTCCAACCGCAAGTACCACCTGCTTGGAAAAAAGCATCTGTGTCCATAATATTAATGGTTTCTGCGGATTTAACTCCAACCATTACGTTACCTGCACTCTTAATAAGAGCAGCAGTTTTTGCACCTAATACAGATGAAGTCACTAATGATGCTTCGTTTTCTTTTGTATAGTTGCTTAATGAAGATACTGAAAATGCCATTGTTATAAATTTATTTGTTTAAAATTGCGTTTCTATATTTCTCCAATCTTTCGTACTTGCTATCGTTAGTAGTTACATAAGATTGAAATGCGTTTGCTGCTTTTTGAGTTGGTTCAGCAGTTGGGGTATTTGAAAGTGCTTCAACTAATTCAGCTACTTGTGCAAAACCTTGTTTTACTTTATTCTCTAATTCAGCAATCTTTGCTTCTAATTGGCTTTTTTGCTCTGCAAATTCAGCCTTTAATTCTTCAGCCATAGCAGTTGTATCTTGTGCAGGAGCAACAGGTGCAGCAGGTGCAACAGGCTCTTCCACAATTGTATCTTCTTTTGGTGAAGCTATTTCTACTATTGCTCCCATTTCATCAACTTGGATAGATGTGCCATCCATTAATTGATATTCTCCCATTTGGGCAGGAGTACCATCAGCCATTTGAACCATACCACCTACTTCTAAAGCAGAAATTTGAACCTTAGTTCCATCTACTAAAGAATACTCAGCCATTTCCACCTTTGTTACTGTAGGTTCTACAGGAGCAACAGGTGCAGCTACTTGTGGCATATCTTCAAATAATGCTCTTATTTGTTGTAATGCTTCTTTTGGATTCATTTTTATTTTTCTTTAAATGTTAATAAATAGGCTAGTTTATCACTTAACCGTTCATCCTTAATATTTACCGTTTATCATATTTATCAAAAAAAGTGGGGCAAATGTTTGGAATGTGTTTAAAACCTGTGTACTTTTACTATGTCATTGAGAGACACCAAAAACAAACATTATGAGTCACAAAATCCTACCACCGCCAATTGAAGTTAAGTTATCACTTGCTTTAATTATTTCAGCTATTGCTTCAGTTTTAATCCAATTACTAATTAAATAAAAATCACAATTATGAAAAATCAAAAATCACCTGAAGAACTTTATCAGTATTTAACAAATCAAAGGGGATTTGAAATTGCTAGAAGGTCTTTATTAAGACAAATGAAATGGTTTGAACCAACTGCTTTAGAAAATTCTATTGCTAACACTTTTGGAATGTTAATGTGTTCAAATGGTGGTAATAAAGATGAAGCAGTAAAATTCATTTGCACTCTTTATAAACCTGAAAATTTATTGAGTTTAATGAAGATGGCTGAAAATAAAGAAGAATTAACTGAAGAAATTATAAACAATTTAAAATAAAAACTATGAAAAATTTAATTGAAAAGTATGAAAGTCTAGGTTATGTCCTAACTGTTAAAGAAGAATTAAACATTGCCCTGTGTATGAAAGCTAAAACTAAAGCTAGATTCCCTAAAGCATTATTTAATTACAGGTTTAAAAGTCCTGAAAGAATGGCTGAATACTGTTCTGAATGGATTGAAAGAGTTGAAAAGAATATTAATAGTGATAATGAAAGAAAAGCTATTAAGAAGGAAGCACAAAAGAATATGAACCACAATTATGTAGAAGGTTCAATCATTTACAATTCTTGGGGATATGACCAAACTAATATTGACTTCTATCAAATCGTAGAAGTTAAAGCAAAGTCAGTAATTTTGAGAGCAATTGCTAGTAGTTATGTTAAAGGTTCTGAAGGTTTTATGTGTGCAAATGTTAAGCCTATTAAAGATTATTTTGTAGGTGAACCGATTCTTAAAAAAATCGTAACTTCAGTTAATTATAGCGGAAACATAAATTATCACATATCAGCAAAACACGGTTGTTTCTGCAATTTCATTGAAAGCAAAGAAGAAAAAGGAGTTTACTCTAGTTGGTATGCTTAATTAAAATATGAATAAAATAAAATATAACTCACTTGCCCTTGCTGCTGAATACCATAAGTATCAGCAGTATGGGGTTAAACCTTATCTATACCATTTATTAGATGTATGGTTTGAAGCAGAAAGGTTCTGTAATCAAAATAATATCAAAGGTATAAAAATGGATACAATACTGTCTGTATCTGCATTGCACGACATATTAGAAGATACTACATTATATGAAAGTAAACTTAAACAGATAAGTAATAAAGTTTATACTAATGTAAAACTATTAACTAAAATTCCACCATTAGATAAATATTATATTGATATATCTAAAAGTGAAATAGCTTCAATAGTAAAGCTATGTGACAGGATATGTAATGTTAGGGAATGTATAAGGAATAGAAACTACCACAAATTAAAAAAGTATATATCTGAATCAAATAAATTCAAGATTATATACTCTAAATCTAATAAGTCATTATCTAATAAATTAGAAAGACTTTATTTAAAAGGTAGGTTAATTAGTATTTTTGATATTCTTCCTTACTAATCATTTTACCTTCTAAAATAGCTTCAACCAATTTGTTTGGTGCACCTTCTACTTTGTATGGGGTCGCACCTTTTTCTTTACCTTCATAACCACCTGAAGGAATATTTCTGAAAGCAATTTGTTCAAAACTGTTTTCAAAGAATACCTCTTTTCCATTGGCAATTTCAGTAAGTAGATTCTCATTTCTCATATACACAATTTACTAATATTATTTGATTATTACAAAAATTTACTGTAATATTTTTTAGATTCTTGCTCTATTTGTTTTCTTTGTTTATCATCTTTACCAACTACTAATACACGATACTTTTCGTATAAGTCATGTCCTTTCCCACCTTCAATTCCTACTTGTTTAGCAATTTGATTATACTTTGCTTCGCCTAGTATCATTTTGGCATTTTCAGGCTTTTCTTTGGCATAAATCATTTTAGGTGTATTTACCTGTATTTCTGCAGTTAAGCCATTAGATGTCTTTATATTGACCAAATTACCACTATATCCCAATGGATTAGATTCGTGGGTTTGAGTTTTAACTCTACCATTACCATTAGCTACTCTAGGGTCATTGCTTAAATCTTTAATAATATTTTGCATTGCAATTGGGTCATCGGTAATTATAGTATTTCTAACTGCATCTTTTATATTACCTAAATTACCACCTTCTTCTGTATTTGTTTTTCTTACAATAGAATCTGCTGATTTCATATTAATAGGAGTAACAACTGCACCATATTTATTTGCTAAATCTTTGCCTAATTTATCCACTTCAGGTGCTGCTGCCTGTGCTTTAGAAACTAAATCTTTTACTTCTTTATCTTCAGCAGATACAGTTTTTACTGAACCTGTTGGCTCATTGTCACCACCGCCTTCAGGTCTCCTGCCACTTCCCGGTCCACCTAATTCTACTTCATTTAATATTTTATATATCTCACTCATTACCTGTTGTTCTTTTGGAACTTTAGGTGCATAATTAAATATACCTTCAATAGAAAAACCATTAACCATACCTTCCTTAACTTTTTGCCATACTGCATCGTTTTCTACTAACATAGAAACAAACCAACTGCCATCAGGTGCATCCTCAAATCCTTTCATTGGTGCAATGCCTCGTGATTTATCACTAATAAAACTTTCAAACATTGTTACACCACTTTCTATTTGGTTAGGGTCGTGCATCAAGTTTACATTATTTTGATAACCTTTTTTAAAGTATTTCTGTACAATTTTAACAATAGTATCTTTAGAAAAAGCCACATAGTAATCACCAAAAGTAGCATCACTTCTAAAAATAGGAGTGTCAGCCAACATAGCACAACCGCTAATGATATGCTTATCTTCACTAATAATCTGAAACTTTTGTTCATTTTTAAAAGCATTCCAATTCTTTTGAATGGCAGGTCTATCTACTAATGATACGAATTGTACTTCTGCATCATCACTCAAATCATCAGATATTTCCAACATATATAAAGGTAATTCCATACTCATAAATAGTGTATTTTTAAATATTAACTAAATCTTGCTCTTTGTCTTATTGCAGCTATTCTTTGTTGGTTGCTAGTAACATCACTTTCAACTACATATGCTCTTACTGCTTGATTACTAATATCATTAATTGATTGTTGATTTAATTGAGTCATTTGTGCTTGTGGCACTTGTGGCATTACAGGTGCTTGTGAAGACATAGATGGTGCAGATATAGAACTTGCATTACCTGAACTTAATATACTTTTTGCTCTTGATGCAGCACCTAATACTGCTGCTATTTGTGTTGCATAAAATATTGGGAATGTAAATGCTGCTGCAGGTGTTAATTTAGCTGTCTTTTGAGCAATATTTAATGCATTAATAAATCCAACTCCTGTTCCAATAGCTATTTCAGTTAGTGCTGCAGCTTTACCAACTGCAGTATTTTGACCTGCCAATTGACCAATTAAAGCTAATCCATTAAATACAATATCTAATTTTGCATTTTCAAATTGTTTTTGAGCATCTAATAAATCATTCTGATTCTTTTTTTGAGTATCAGTATATGTTTGCATCCAATTAAATGTAGTTGCAGTTCTTCTACCTAAACCGTCTTCAACTATTTTATTTGTTCTATCTTCAATTTCTTTTTCTTTATCATCTTTATCCTTTTGTTGATTTTCTTTTATTTGTTTCCAATCTAATATTTCTTGTTTACCAATTTTATCTCTAACTTCTTTTAATCTTTCGTATTTTTTTGTTTCAGAATCAATTTCTAATTTAATTTCAAATTCAAGTTTTTCAATTTGTTCTTGAATTTTTGCATCTTTAATTCTATTTAATTCATTAATTCTTGCTAATTCTGCTTCTGCAATTATATCTTTTTGTTGTTGTTTTGCTTTTTCTGCAGCTACTGAATCTATTTTTACAATTTCATTATAATAATCTTGTAAAGCATTTATTTTTAATTGTCTAGATTTTTGTTCAATTTTATATATTTCTTCTTCACTAGCACCTCTTAATTTAGCTTCTGCAATATTAATTTTTTCTAATTTATCTAATGCTTTTAATCTTGATTCAATTTCAGCATTTGAACCTTTTAAAATTGTTTTATTAAATTCTTTTTGTGCATCTTCAGCTTTTTGTGTAGCAGTTGTAAAATTTTCAAAAGCAGTTACTGCTATTGATATTCCTGCAATTAATAAACCTATACCTGTTGCAGCAATAGCAATTTTTAATCTATTAAATGCAACAGAAGTTGTATCAACAGAAATACCTAATGCTCTCATTATTGTTGTAGCAATTACATTTACTGTATTATTTGCTTGTTGATAAAAAGTAGTTAATTTAATTTGATTCCCTAAAGTTTTAAATGAATCAATAGCTTCACCAAAAGCATTTAAACCTTGCGATATAGCCATAGCAGATTGAACCTTTAATAATGTTTTTGCAACATTATCACTTTCTACTCCAAATAAAGCCATAGCACCTTGCACCGCACCAAATCCACCTGCAACTCCACTTAATGAAGCAGTTACTGCCTTAAATTTAGCATCAGGATTATATGCATCAGTTAATGCTTTAGCATCACCAATTCTATCACGAAGTTCTGCTGCTTTCTTTGCTGCATTTGTTGCTTGTACTGAAGTTGCACCAAATTTATCAGATAATGCAACCACTTCTGCCTGTGCCTCACGAAGTTGCTTTTTAAGTGAACCTACTGAAACTTCTGCACCTGATGTATTTACGTTTACATTTAAATTTAAATTCTCTGCCATTAGTATGTTGTTTCAATTACTTTTAATAAACTTATTTTCGTTGTATTATATTCCATAGGATTAAAATTCTCTACCTTATTTAATCTGAATAGAATCCCATCTATCCAAACGTATTTGCTAAAATCAAGATTCATTATATCTACTGTATTTAATAAAGCATAGCAAGTTAATAGCTTACTATCTTTGCTAGTTATCTCTGCTATATAATCACTATGATAAGCATTAAATAAATTAGTTGTAGGATATGAAGTTGCAGTAAAGTACAATTCTTTAGGTACTCCAAAATTAATATCATTAGTAGGAGTATATGGGTCATCTAAATTACCTGCATAACCATAACTTGTTAATGCTGAAGATAAATGACCTGTGCCATCTTGTTTGTCTATATACCAAGTATTTTTACCTGTTATCTTTTTAGCTTGTAGGATTCTAATATTAAAATCCATTCCTTGCTCTTTAGTATTGTTGTCTGATAATTTATAAATAGCAGGATATATCTTATCAGTTCCATTTGCTTGATATAAAGGAGATGGTGAGAATATCACATCAAGTACTTCTGTATCTTTAGAGAAATCGTAATAAGTATCAAATAACCTATCACCATAACTTTCATTATATTTCTTTTTATAACTTTCATTATAGTAATCGTTATCTTCTTTAAATTTATAATTGTAATATCTTGCATTCAATTCACTCATTGGCTTTATGCTCAATGGTTTTGACCTATCTACTTTATTTGACCAATCAATTGCATTATCACTAACTCCTGCATAGAAATCAATGTAAGGCTTAATGATTATCTTTTTATCATCATAGATATTATCATATACATAGAGATTAAACATTTTACAAATACTTAAAAAGAAATCTTTTTGAAAAATACCTTTTGGTATTGTATCATTAATTACAACTGTATCTGTATTAACTATTGGTGAAATAGTAGGTGTATTTGATTCTCCATTTAATGAAGAATTAGTTACAGATATTGTATCACCACCTACAAATCCAACAGTATTAAATGTTATTGAAAATATATCACCACTTACTAAATCAAAAGAATAACTATTGCTATAATTAAAAACATAATTACCTGCTGAATAGTTTATTAATGTACCACTAATTATTATATCATTTTTTCTCAAACATAAACCAAAATTAGTAGTTGTATTACATTCGGCATCTATATCTACAAATATATTTAAAGTAACAGGTGAACCTGTATATGTAAATTTACTTAAACTACCATTAGGTGTAAATAAACCACCTGTATATGAATTAAAAGTTATTTCAGCAAAATTTAATCCACTACCAATTACCTGTGTAGATGTTTTATTTAATGTTAATAAATTACTTGTACTTTTTGTTAAAGTCTTTTGGTTATGTGGTATTATAAGTCTATTAAATAAAGCAGTATCACCTGCACTTAAATTTAAATCATATGTATAATCAGTACCTTCAAATATCTTTTTAATATATTCTTTTACATATAAAGCAGGTCTAAATGTTGATAATTTAAAATCTATTTTATTAGTACTAATATTTCCATAGTCAATTAATGGATAATAATAACCTGCACCTATAATTGAATCCCAACTTCCTGTAATATTAGTTACATTATAAGTATGATTATATTCACTAAAATCTAAATCCTCTAATTTAGCATTAGCAAGTTTAGTTATAAATCCACCTAACTCACCAAATACAGAGCATTGATATTCTATTGTCTTACCATCTATAACTATTTCTAGTATTCTTAATGTACCCTTAAATATCTGTATCTTATCAATAAAGATTCTGCATTGAGCAGACTTACTAGCATTAAAGTTATAATTAACATTAGGTTGCGTATCATCTGTAAAATTTGCATTACCTAAATCAAATACAAATCCAAATATCTGATTGTTCTTTGCAGTACCTGATATGTTAATAGTTTTAGAATAAGATGTATTCTTAGAACCAAAATCTGATACATCATCAATAGCATAGTTAAACTCTGTGCTAATATCTTGCAATAAGTCTAACTTATAATCTTCTACATATATCTCTGTACTAATCATTATCTAAATTGACTTGTTAAATATTTACCAACCTCAATATCAATTTCAAAATTAAATAGCTTGTCGCTAGTTTCTAATTTATACTCATAGTTTGTGCTACTAATTGTTACAGGGAAATATGCTCCTTGAACTTCCATATAAGTAATTGTACTCGCAAATAATTGTGCTAACCATTCGTAATCTTGCTCACTAACCCAATCTGAAATAAGATGAAATTTATCCTTATGCTGAATAGCATAGTTTAAAGTAGTTTCATTATACTTATTATATGAATCTATATTAGTCATAGTGTTTCCACTTAACTGCCAATCATTTCTTCTATATGATGCTCTTTGTAATTCTGTACTTCGTTTATTAACTAATGCAAACTTCATAGTATCCCAACCGCCTAAACGATTAAGGAAATGAAGATTGTATTGCTTGTATTTAGGATAGCATTTTTGAATAAACTTTAGTTTCCTAGATATAGCTACACCTCTTTTAAGATATACATTATATCCATATGTAGATTCTGTAATAAGTGTTCTACCTGCAAATGTGTTAATATGTCCTGCTTGACAATTGAATAAGTTCATCTCACCACTAAATGTAATCCCACCACTAACAGTATCTATAACTGTACCTGATTCATTAATTACATCTACCCAAGCACTATAAGTACCTGCAGTAATCTTAAAATAGGTAGCATAAAAATTATCACCATATTCTATTGTAATATTATCATTATCTCTTTCAGTAATCCAATCATCTGTAAAGTTTTCTAATAATAAATTATCGTAATAATCAGATAAGACTAATGGAGTATTATCATTAGTAAAAAGAATATCAGCAAACAATGGTGGATAGTAGTTGTAAGCACTTAAAGCACCTGAAGCTAAGTTAAAAGTAGTAACTAAGTTACCACCGCTAACATATTCTTCCCCTATTCTAATTTGTGATGCAACCTTAATCTTATCATTAGATGCTACTAATATAGATGAACCTGAAGGCTCAAAGTAATTAGTAACATATGAACGTACCATTGGTGATGCGTTGAATACTCCATAGCTACCTTCTGCTGAAGGAGATGGGTATATTTTGTTTCTACTTACCTGATTACCATTTACATAAACATCGTAAACGAATTTAAATGCAGTTTGACCTACATTGGTTGAACTAGAAACGAACCATAAGTCATCGTGCATACTACTATAAGGTGCAGGACTACTTTGTATTGTTATTGCCATTGCTTAACTCTTTACCTATTTGTTTTATCTTAATTTGAATATCTTTACCTAATGCAGTTTCCATTACTTCATAGAAGTTTCTACCAAAGGTTTGCTTTTCAGCATTGTCAAAGTAATGAGTTGACCTAATACCTTTTCTATGAATAGACCTAGCTAATACATAAGCTAAAGATTTTTTCTCATCTATTGCTTTAGTTTCAACTCCTAATTTTCTGTAAGGTTTTACTGCAGTCACTTTTAATTTGTTATAACCTAACCATCCCTGTGCTGCTGAAATGGGGATGCTTTTCTTTGCAGGATTAAACTTATAAGGTGTTTTTGAATCAGCCTTTATATTTTTAGTACCCTTTACCCCTTTGTTTATAAAATCCCAATACTTTGAAGCAGGTTCGCTTTTAGGATAACCTAATGATATTGTGTAATTAGTTCCAAACTTTGTGAACTGCATACGAATATCATTGATAGCACCACTTGCTATTGATTTATTATCTCTTAGATTCTTTTGAGCATTTAGTATAAAATCAGCACCAAATTCTTTAAGCAATCTTTCAACTACAGGCAATTCTCCTTCTTTCATAGGTTGCTCACCTAATGTATTAAAGAATTCATCTGCTAATGCTGAAGCCTGTGCCTTGCTAATACTCATACCAATAAATAGGACAATGGTCTAAAAATAACTAACCCCACCTTTTTAGGGCAGGGTCAGTAACCAAAAACTAAAAAACTAACGTACTTTCTTTATTTGCTCATTGTCATAATCTGTCTTTGCTTTTAGATAAGATAGTGCATTTAGGCATTCTATCGTACTCATTTCATATGCTTCCGTAACTGTGCAATTTTCATAGTCGGCAATAAGTTTGGTGCTATATTGCCATCCAAAATATTCAATAAACTTGCTACCACCTCTTTCGCCTCTGCCTCCTTCATCCCTGCTTTTATCAATCTGTTCGCCATATAATCCTGTGAAACTTCTATCCAATTTCTGTATACTTGATAAAAAAAAACAAGCGAATGATAAACATCTATAAATTTAGCCTCTAACATATGGTTAGAATAGTCTTGATGTTTACTAGCATCATATTTTTCATCTATCCAAAAACCATATTTCCTATTCTGTGGTATAACCATAGTAGCTGCTAACTTATGCAGGTTGCCATACAAATCCTCACTAAATACCTTGCTCTCAATATATCTAGCGAATGGCATCTTACTTACATCATAGTTTATTCTATACCTTCTATTATTAGATATGCTTATATACTTCACAGGCTTCCCTTTAATCGGTTCATTTAAGAAAGCTATGGTTTTACTTAACTCTGCGTATTCATCTAATCCTAAGCTATCTATTTGCATCTCAGTCATATCATTGACAATTGCCACCAATTTAACATTTATATCTAGGTCAGTTGTTTCTTTATCCTTTGAAGATAATACCTTGTAAATTTGTTGGTACTGCCAAACACTTATTTTATCCCACATAGGTCATTAAATTTATATAAAGATACAACTATTATTAATAATACAATCCCTATTATTGTACCTATTATAAGCCTAGTGAACTCTATGAGTATCTGCATTGCTTCTTTCATAGATTAAATCTTTTTGTAATACTCTAATAGTCAATTCCTTTTCAGCTAATTCCTTTTCTAGTCTTTGTATTTTAACAATCAATGCTTCAATTTCCATTCTATCCAATAATGACTGCTTTAATTCATATGGCTTCATAATGTTAGTTTTAAAATATCCCTGCTCCCATAGACCTCTAACCACCCTTGATTATTAATTTATGATTATAGCAGGGATAGTATCTTAAATGTTTTGTAATAATGCAGTTAGTAAAAATGCTACTACTACTATGATTGCTGCTTCTATGTTATGTTTGTTTTTCATATTAATTATTTTAATGTATAAATATATCCTTTTGGAAATTTCTTTTGGCATTCTGAACCAACTCCCATTATCCAAGCATTATCATATTCATTTGTATCTGTAGATGGATAAGCAGAACCTCCATAAATAGAGTTCACAAAATACTGTGGATTAGTTATTGCTTTGCCACAACAAGGACAATGGTTTAAATTTTTACTATCTGCATTTTCTCTATTTGATTCAAACATATCTTCATTTGATATTCTTGGAATGTCAATAATGTTTTTAGGTTCTTTTATTTCTGTTATCATAGCTTTTGGTTTTTAAATTTGTGCGTTGGTCAGCCGCACCCCTGACTTCGTGGGTTAGTATTTAGAAATTATAATCATAGTGCATATAAGGTTTTTCAGTCATCCCCCATCTTCCTTTACCCCAACCTTTGCTTGATAAATGTATTCTTTTTACACCTGCATTTTCATTGCTAGAATATTCATATGCTTGATTGTAATTATCAGAGCAATGAGCAGAAAAACCACCAATATGAAATTCTTTTGGAAATACAGTTTGTTTAGCATTTAATGCTCTAACTTCAACTACAGTAGGACTAACTTGTCTTACAACTTCATAAGCCGCTACATCAGAATACATATAGTAACTAATGTACTTTTTAACAGGATACTTTAATTTTGGTCTATCATCTAAATACTTCTTTAATCTTTTTTCTGCATTTCTGATAAATTCACGAACTTCAGAAACTTCAGCTAAAGTACATTTGCTACCTGCTTCATAAAATTCACCTGAATTAATTAATCCCTTTCTAAATTTGTTTTCCGCTTGTAAAAATTGATTGTTCATAGTTTGTTTATTTTTGGTTTTTTAAATTTGTGCGTTGGTCAGTCGCACCCCTGACTTCGGGGGTTAGTTATTTACTAATTCTTATTTCTTTTATTGTATTATGTTTTTCATCAATTAATTCAATTATTGACCATTCAATAGATGATAATTCAGAACTAATAAATCTAATTGCAGAAATACATTCTGATTCAAATCTTTTAATAGCAGTTTCTAATTCGTTATAATTTAATTCTAAACGAGCATTTTCTTTTTCTTTTCCAATTGATTTGTAAGTAGTAAATAATTGATAATTTTTCATAAATAGTTTTTCAGTTTTTAAAGTGTGACTCACTTGTTTGTTTTTGATATATCAAAGATAGTATAAGATATATACACCTTCCAAACATTTTGCCAACTATTTTTAAACTTTGTGATGAACGGTAAATAACAATGATGAACGGTAAATTACATCATAGAGTACCTACCTGACCCCCTTTTAATGCTGAAATTGTTCCAAGCCAAAGCCAATGCCATAACGCAGTCATCGTGGAATCCACTAGGTGCAGAGTACCTTACCCCATTTGCAGTAAACAAATACTCAAACACTTGCAACTCATTGGTGATTGCACCTTCAGGGAATCCTATCCTACCCTGTTGTATGGCAGTTGCTAACCCCTCCATTAACTGTTGCTTACTTGAACTCGTGAACTTTAGACCTTCAATGGCTATCCCTTCCCTTTGTAAATCCTCTAGGATAGGGTCACCAACACCTGTGCTATCTACTAATATAGGGCATCTAGGCAGCCTTTTTATATTCTCCTTAGTGTTATGCCAATCCATTTGATACCTGTCAAAATAAGCCACGTTTCCTGCATTATCTAAGCCTATGATAACTGTATGGTCAACAGACTTAGCAAGGTCAATACCAAATGCAACTATTTGTTGGTTGCTAATTGGCTTAATACAATTCTCAATGAATTTGTTTCCGAATGGGTTTGCACTATTCTCACTAGGGTTAGCCATATACTCCTGCTCAAATACTACGTTTGGCAGTTGCATCCTAGCTTCATCTATTTCTTGTGGGTCTATATATGGGTTATCGTAACTCGTAAACTTGAACGATGCCCAATCATTTTCCCCTGCCTTCATAAACAGGCTATAGAAATAGTTCTTACCTCTAGGTGTGGATAGGAATATTGCCTTCCCTTTATAATCTGTTAGGGTTGGTCTGATACTGTTCTGCCATCCTGCTTCTAATTCAGGGATAAATGATGCTTCATCTATGATAACCAAATGGAACTTTCGACCTCTAAGGTTATCTAATCGTTCTCCTGTAAAAAATTCTATCTGTCCTCCATTGGGGAAATCTATTTTAAGGTCTGACTTGTTTTTAGGCAATTCTAGGGACTCTGTTAACTTACTGAAGAAAACCTTAGCTAATCCATAAGTAGGGGTAATATAAGCCACAGAATAGCCTTTAACCGCATATGTGACTGAAAGTATCTGTGATAGTTCTGACTTACCAAACCTTCGACCACACATAACTACCCTAAATCGTTTATCACATTCAAGGATTTTCTGTTGGTTTGCGTGTGGGTTAGGTAGAAATATCTGCATTATAAAATGGTTTTACCATCTACAAATATAACTTCTATTTTGTTATCTGATTTAATATCCATCTGTTCCTTAGGCTTACCATATACCCTAGTCAATAATGTTTCAATTGAATATAGGCTACCCTTACTCATTGAATTTAATATAGCCTTACAGATGGTTCTTTCTAATGCAGTTGCTAACACATCCTCTTGAATTGATTTCAATTGCTCTTCAGTCATTGCCATTAGATTCTGTACTGTATCATTTACTTCAGATAGTTTATACCCTTGCTCAATAAGTAAACTAACATACTTTTTAGGTCTGCCATTAGGATTGCCTGATACTCCTTTAGGAAATTGATGTTCTATTATATCTACTGCTGCCATTGTGCTGATATTGTGTTGTTTTATTTATCTAATTTAGACTTAAAATGCTCACAAAGTTTATTTATCTTAGATATGTAGTAAGTCATAAAATCTTTAAACCCTTCATCATTCTGCTGATAACTGATATACAAAATACCCCTTAATCTTTGCGATGGAGTCTTGTTTGATTCTAGTTCTGTCTTAATACTATCTAGGTTATCTAGTTCTTCTTTTTGAAATGATTCTTCTTTGATTGCTATGTAGCAGAACCTTTGGTTAAGTTGAAATACCTGTGCAGCATCATTTGGTGATAGTTCCTGTGTGCCAAATGTTACTTTTATAGTTTTGTCTTTCCTAGAAGTTAAGCCTTCTATTTGTGCAGGTAGTATTATCATTTGCCTTGTCCTCTGTAGGGTTTTGGTTTGGGTGAATGTTTGTTAAAGGATTTCTTTGCAGAACCTCTTTTGCGTTTGCCAAATGAAACTTTGGTTGCATCACTTTTTACTTTAGCCATTTAATTTCTCTTTATGTTTCTTTTTAAGATGTTCCATATGTGTCTTAGTGTCTCCCATAACTGTATGACAATATCTGCATAGTGCCATTAGATTATCTATTTTATCTGCCTTATCATTCCCTCCCATTCCCCTTGCTTCTATATGATGTATATCTACTGCCTTTGCTCCACACGATTCACAAGGGATAAAATCTTCTATACCATAACCAAAATAGTCTAAATATATTTTAGTGTGTTTCTTCAAACTTTACTCCCCTTGCATTGGGTAATGCATTTACTTGTGTTATAACATCAGGATTATTATCTGTATGTATTTCAATGCCAAGTGAATCTATCTTCTTAACCTTTTCTCTATTTGAACCTGTGGCATAAACTCTGTCATTAGGTATATGTAATTGACTAGCGACATTAAGCATACCTGACTTATCATTTCTAGCTGAAATAATATATACTATGTTTCCTGCCTGATAATCTCTTAATGCTTTAGACTTACCTGCATCTGTACTTAATACCCCATCATAGTCATAACTTACTTTTTTTGCTGCCATCTTACCACTAGCTAATATTGCTGCCCAAACTTCTGCAGCCTTTTCGTGTGTGTCATAAATACAACTTCCTGTACCTATTCTATATTTCCCATTGCTACATTTAAATATTGGCATTGCCTATCAATTTATTATAAATAGCAAATCTTTTGTTATTTATATTGTGTAAGTTAAAATGGGTATTGCAGTAATCAAATAACTTCTGACCGTACTCTATCCTAGCTGCTTCATCAAATGTCAATAGTTTAATCCATTTATACCAATCTTGTTGTTTGTTAACGTAGCATACAGGCATATCCTTATATGGGTGTACGTTACTAACTATGGCAGGATTTTTCTTAGATGCAGTTTCTAATACCTTTAAATTAGATTTCATTGCTCCAAACTTATTATCTACCAAAGGAATAAGACTAATATCACTATCTGCATAAGCACCCATATATTTGGTAATCTCTGCATAGTCATATATAGTTGGATTCAACTTTAATCCATTAGTAAACACTCCTATCATTCTATCCCAAAGATGTTTTTCCCCTAGATTATATCCTGCTATGATTGTCTTAACAGGGAAGTTAATCTTCTTCATTGGGTTGCGTAGTATATCTAAATCAGGAACGTGAGTACCTGAACCTGACCAAAACAATCTAACTAAATCTGATTCAATCTTATTATCTTGAAATTGCTCTTCACCATAAGGTAAAGCATTTGGAAGTATTTCTACATTAGGATTAAACTTGTATATCTCTTCAGCAAGTCTTTCGTGAGTACAAGTGCAAAGGTCTGCAACTCGCATATATTCAATAATTATATCTGTTATATTACTTTCACTATATCTTTTAGCAAGAACGTGAGAAGGTGGTAAAATCCAATAGTCATCATTATCTACTATCAATTTGAAATTATACTTCAATTTCATTTGTACTAATAACTTAGCATCTGTTGCAGCTAAGAATCTATTAAATATTACTATATCATAGTTATTATCAAATACTGCTTCATTAATTGTATCTGTAATAAGACAATAATCTTTACGCATATTTACTAATGGCATCATTATTCTATGATAACCAACACCACTAAATTTATTTGTTATTGCTAAAATTCTCATAGTGGAATATAGTATGATTTTTTTCCGTTTGAATAATTAGATACATTTTCATTATGTAAATTCCAAGTCTTTTTGACTAAATCATTTTTGTTATAACCATAAACATCAATACCATTCTGCTCAATATGAGTTGCTTTTATAGATGGTATATACTTTGTATGTAATCCTGCTGCTCTGCATCGTGTACAGTAATCTAAGTCTATTGCTCCGTATGGGTCTAACTCTTCATTAAATGCTCCTATTCTATTTATAGTTTCTTTTGTAATAGTGAAGTTACCAATCAAGTCTAATGAATCACCATTGAATCCACCTAAAGGAATTGAACATATGCCTATTGTTTTATCCTGTAAAAATTCATTTCTAATTGCTAACCAATTAGCAGGTTCTAAAATATCATTCCCAATAATGGTAACATAATCAATATAGTTAAACTTAATATGCCTTAAGCCTTTATTAATTGCATTTGATATTCCTGTTTCATCAACAATACTAACTAAGTCTATATGCTTACCTGCATTTTTAATATTGTGAAACAGAGAATCTATGTTTCTATTTTGATAGTTTAAATATATTACTGCATTCATCGTGGCTTATTTTCTCCTAATTTTCTTGCAGGTACTCCTGCATATTTTGTATATGGTTCTGATTCACCTTTAAAAAATGCACTTGCTCCTATCATACAACCAAAATGAATGATACTAAATTGATGTAATACTGCATTTAATCCTATGTTAGATTTGCCACCTATTACAGAATGACCTCCAATCTTAGCACCACAACTAATAGTAACATTACTATTGATTGTACAATCGTGTCCTATATGTGCGTGTTTCATAATAAAACAATCATCCCCTATATAAGTTGCTTGTTCTGTACCTTCATCTATTGTTACTAATCCTGTAATTATATTATTATTTCCAATTATAACTCTACCACTAATAACCTCTCTCATTCCATTATGTTTATTATTTACATTTCGTTCATATTTCCAAAATGCTTTATGTTCTGCAGGGTCACCTATTATACAATAAGCACCTATATAATTGTTATCACCTAAAGTAACATTATCACCTATGATTGCAGTTGGATGTATATAATTAGCCATTCTTTTTCTTTCTTGTTTTTTTAATTATAACTTGTTCAGTTTCAATTACTTCACTTTTTTCACCTTTTTCACTAATAATGTTTTCTATTGGTAAACTATTATAGTAATTATATAATCTTAATACCATATCCATTCTACAATGACCACACCATATTGTTAAAATAAAACTAGGGTCAACATATGTTCTATATATATGCTCATAAGTTCTCATTAATGTTAAATCTAAATTTCTTAGATAACCACTAATTGCAGTTTCATAGTTGTTATAATTATCTTTTAAAAATTTTCTATGTTCTAGTTCCATATTTTATACATTAAGGTTTCAGTAATAGCTGCTACATATCCTGATATAAATAATACACTTGCTATATTTACAATTAGTTCAGGTGAGAAATATAGTATGACCGCAATCCACGAAGCCAAACAACTTCCGCAACTGAAAGGCTTGAAGTCGAGTTTCCACTTACGGTGAAGGTTGTGGATAGAATTAAAAAATAATGATGCACAGACACTTGTTATAATAATTTGAATCATTTCCGAATATGTTTTTTAAGTTCAGTTTTTGTTTGTTTTAATGTTCTAATAATTGACATATAAGGAATCCCTGTTTGCCTACTTAATTCCTTTGCGTTCTTATTAAAATCAAATGTGTATAATTTTAAAATCTCTTTCTGATACCAATGTAATTTTTCTATCCCCTGTTCCATTACTTCAATTACACTTTCTTGTTTCTCTTCAGGTCTATCCTTTTCTACATATTCAGTATAGTTCCTGTATTTTTTCCAAAATTGGCTTCTATCAGATTTAATCATATTTAGCATAGTACGTACTATGTAAAATCTAATTTCATTCCTTTCGTACATCCCAAATAACTTTTCTTCATCCATTTCCAACAAGACCAAAAATACTTCAACCTTCAAATCATATTGCAATTCTTCAGGCTGCATCTTCGCAAATGCTTGATTGACCTCATCATTAAGCCAATATTGCTCTATAATTTTATTTTTGACCATTCAACTAAAGTAGCTTTTTTATCCACTTCAGTACAAATATAAACAATTCCACCACATTTGTGAATATCTTCTAATCTTTCTTTTTGTTCAGGACTTAATTTGTCTCCTATCTTTTTTACTTCTACTGCTACATATTTACCTTCTGAAGTATATCCTTGTAAGTCTGCCCACCCTTTTTCAATAGTTCCTTTGCGTTTGCCATAAGGTATATTGTTAACTCTGTTAAGTCTAAATCCAATGTAACCTAAATTTAACTTTGCCCATTTTGTAAGTTCGTTTGCTGAAATATCCATAGTAAATCGTAAAATTCTTTTTTAAATGTGAGCCGATTATTTCCTTTAATCGTATCATCTCGTGTTGGGTAACAGTCTGTAAAGTTAGAAGTGTAACACCATTTGGTTGTACCATATTCTAAATATCTAACTTGATAAACTTTCAAAGTATTTGACAAGTGCTAATTTTTTACATTGTGTATCAATAAAATCATCATCCTTTAATCTATCTTTAAATTCTTTATAATCCTTACCAAACATTTTGCCTAATCTTTGAGTATTATCCTCTCTAACTATCCTAATAATTTGTATCATTTCTTCAGGTTCAAGTTTTAATTTACCCTGTTTAAACAAAATACCAAATACTCTGTCAGCATTAAAAACGTTGTTAAAGTCATTTTTAGCCGATTCTAGCCATTCTTTCTTAGTAAACGATACTATCTCTTCATCTGTTAATTTAGGCGGTTCTATTTCGTTTACAATAGGTTTAGCCATTTTCCTAACATCATTAGCTTTTTTAGTATATGCTAACATAACCTGTCCAATAAACTTTGCACTAAACTTTTCATAGTGTTCTGTACTGCAATCTAACTTACCCTGTACTGCCATTTTGAATGCTAATCTAAATTCTTCTATTGTATATAATGGATAGCTTGTTCTAATAAAATCCTCTATTACAATCATTTCTTCTTTGTCAGGATAGTTCTTAAAACCAAGTAAAGTAAAGATATAAGCAAGGTTTTCTCTTAAAGTTATTGGTGAAACTAGATTTAATTTACTGCCTGTGAAAGCATTAACTATTTCATTATCAGCCATTAACCCATTCTTTAAGGGTTGCCATTCTTTGTTGACTTGAAGCGGTTGCGTTAAATGTTTTTGAATTTCCATATCTTAATTTGTTTTTTATCCAAGTGTTTACTCTTCTTTTTACATCAAAAAATTTCTCTAATTCATATCGTAATTTACCATCTTTATTTGGTTCACACCAATATTCTAAAAATTCATCATAAGAATCACCTAAAATTTCTTTATAATCTTTTATATTATTTACTAATATATCTATATTATTATTATTATTTATATTTTCTTTTATTTTCTTTTCTTTTCTTTTCTTTGCATTGCCCTCCCTATTAGCCTCCCCAATAGCCACCCCATTAGCCTCCCCATTTTTCCATCTGTTTATTGCTCCATTCTTACCACTTTGACTAAGTTTTGCTCTTAATCCTAAATGGTCATTAAGTCTTTCTGACCAAAATTCACCTTCATCAATTCTGAAAAGGTCAAACTGCATTATGACTCCTTTTACTTTTATATCAGTAGATTGCATTTGCATAGCTAATACAGGTATTAAATCAATGGGTAACTTACCTCCTGCATCTGCTAATCTTTCAATTATAAACCAATAAATGCCATAACCTTCCATTCCTAATTGATGTCTAAGGAATAATACTTTTGTATCATTAGCTGCGTTATAATCGTGGCTAAAATAATATGATTTGTTTTTCATAATAAAAATGGGGTTCAGAATCCCTGCTAGTCGCATTAGCAGTTCATCATCCCCCCAATATAATTTGATAAGCTATATGCGACATAGCCTTGATTAATTCATTACAAAGATATTGTAATTTTTGATTTCTTGTTCAATTTCATTGATTTTATCTTTATACCAACTTTCAGTTATCATTAAATCTTTAGCAGTAGATATATTATATAACACCGTTGAATGGTCTTTTACTCCTATATATTCTGAGATTTCTTTTAATGATAAAGTAGTATTCATTTTTAATATGTAAGCAGCAGCCTTTCTTGCAAAAATAGTATTCTGTCTCCTGTTGTTTGCTCTTACTTTACTATCAAAAACATCTTCAACTAATTCAATAATCTTTTCATAAGTCAATCTATTAATAGTATTTGTATCTTTTTCACCATCTAATAAATGAAACTTAATTAAACTTTTTCTTAATTGTTTTAAACTTTGCTTTTGATTGATATAAAAATCAATGATATTTTGTTCTATTGTTTGCATATTAAAATGGTAAATCTGTTTTTTCAGCCTTCATTACATAATTGTCTTCGTAGATTTGATAATCAGGATGCTTAGATTCAGTTTTGTATTGATTCTTCCACATTGAATATTTTTTACCTTCAATGGTAAAACTGATTACATTTCCTTTAGTAGTTTGCTTTTCCCAAGCACCGTACTTCTTTTTTACTTGCTCTTCCATTAGTTTTTATTTTTTAAAAGTGAATACTCTGCAACATATTTTGGAATTTTTTTACTTCCAACATTAACAATCTTTGTATTAATGTTATGACCTTCATCACGAAGGTTAAAAATTAATGCTGCTAATCTTAATGTACCATACTTTTTTAATGCTACTAATGGTGTAAGCGGTTGACTTTTAAGGTGGTTAAGCACCATTGTTTGTTGACTCATTTTGTCTGTTTTTTATTAATGAAAAATTATATTGATTGTTTAAAAAATCTGCATTATCATTAGTATTCTTACGATAATTACTAGATACTTTTAATTCATTCATCCATTCGTTATAGCTTAATCTTTCTTCAGGTAAAGCTATTCTGCTTATCTTTATTCCCCAAATATTTTCCATATTATTTAATTTGGTTTTCAATGATAGATTTATAAGCCTTATTATATTGCTCCTTTGTAGTGTATTGACTTATCTTATTTGCAATAGAATCTTTAGTTGTACTATCCCAAATAGTATTTTCTAATAGTGCTATTAACTCCATTCTTTTCTCTTCGCCTACTTCATCTTTATGGTCATTTGTAGCATCTGCATCTTTAGTGTCATCAATAGCAAATAAACCATTCAATGCATATTTACGAGCATAAGAACTAGCAGCACCTGAAATTTGTGCAGCATCCATTCCTTTCTTTATTTCCTCTTCCCTTGCAAATCCTGTTGCAGTCATATAAGTATCTGAGTCATCAAATAAAGTGGCAGTAGCTTTAATATAGATTCTATCACCTACCTGTACTACTTCATCACTAATTATTAATGCAGTATCATATTTAAACAATATTGGTTTTACTGCTTCTACAATGTCCTCTGCACTTCGGTATTTGTATTTACCGAATGAGTTTGTTTGGTTTTTTGGTGCTTTTAATTCAGCCTGAATTTTTACTAATTTCATAGTTTGTTTTTTATTGTTATTCAATTTCAGCCATTTGGTGATATTCTAATTCTGCCTGATGTTGCATCCATTGTCCGAATGTAAACGCATCATCTTGATAATCATAACCTGCAAACAACTTTGGTTTCTTGTGGTAAAACTTAAAGTAATCATCTACAGATACTAATGTATTATTTACATTAACTCTGTCTTTGTATTGCATCTGCCAATAGATGAAATTATCTAAATGGTCAATTGTTTCTTTGCCATATTTAGTGCAAAGGTCTACATAAGTGTTTAATTCTTTTTGCATTTTGTTAATTTTTAAATGTTATTTACTCCATAAGCAAAATCAATTACTGCTTTAATAGCTTTAGCAGTTGTAGATTCTTTATCTTCAAATGTTTCATATTGTCTTACAAGTGCAGCAATAAAGAATTCAAATTTTTCAGTTTGTGTCATAGTTTTTTTTTAATTAATTAATTAATGCGTGTTTAAATTTTCTAATCATTTCATTAAATGATTTGTTAGCATTTTTAAGTTCTAACTTTTGTTCTTTTGATAATTTTTCTTTCATAGTTTGTTTGTTTTATAAAGCAAATATACAGGATATAAACATACTATCCTAATCTTATACCAATTATTTTTAATTAATTTGATGAACGGTAAATATTAATGATGAATGGTATTTGTCTGAAATTTGTCCGATAATTTGTCCGGACAGAAAACCGGACATATTAAAAAATTTAGTATTTACCACTTATCCTTAAATATTACCGTTTGTATAATAAATTTGGATATGTTGTTTATAAGTTGTATATTGTATTATAATTAAGAAATTAATTATGCTCTTTGAATAAACCAAAAACAAGTGAGACACACTTAAAACTGTACAACTCAAAATGAGTCAGTATTTTACATTTGTTGAAAAAGCAAACCCAATTGTAAAGTTTAAAAAAGACATTGAAAGTTACAAGTACCCTGTATATTATATATGGTGGTGCGATGAACAAGGCAATGAATTAAAAGGTGGTATTGAAAATGGCTACCTGTATTTTTTAGCTACACCTGATGAACTTAAATTGCAGAAGATAAAATACACTAAACTAGGTTATGATGTAGCAGTTTACAATAAGTAAACTATGCAGGGGTGCGACTGCTTAACGCACTTATTTACTGCCATCCTGTAATGGCAAAGACTTTGAATTATCAACCCTTCTATAATGTTCCCCCCATATTGTATTGGTAAGGATAATGGCTTTTGATTCTACTTCCTCTTCTTCAGCCTCAGGAAAAAGTATATGCATTGATTCGTGTATAATAAGTTCTAAATGCTTTTTAGATTTAACTCTACTATCTATTTCTATTTCATTATAACCACAATTAGCAAATCCATAAACCTTATGTCTGCCTAACTTTTTATATATGACTTTTATCTTTTTCAAGATTTTAAAATTGCTTCATCAGGTCTCTCAATCTCTTTGAACTCTAACCTTTGACCACCTCGTATCTTAGCTAACATTTTTGCAATCTCTGATTCTACTGCGTGAAACTCCTGTAGTTTTTTAACTAAAAAAGATTCTTGTTCACTTGCTGACCATTTGTTAAAACCCTTTGGCATTTTCATTTTGTTTAGTTTTTATAATCTTCTTTAAATATATTGCTAAGTCTAATGCTTCTTCGTATGCGTGTTGCAACCATTGTTCTTCAGTTAGGTCTTTCCTATCCATAGTTGTACCATACTCCATCTTACCCTTCTCTTCTCTAAATAGCAAATCATCAATAATTGAATACATTAGTTTACTCATTATTTATCAGTTTTTGAGTGCATCTTATTGCACGTTTTACAAATGAATTGAATCTTTTTAGTTCCTGCTGCAGTTACTCTTCTATTATTTATAACTAGGTCATCACTTCCACACTCAGGGCAACTACCTTTATCTTGCCCAAAGATAACCCCATAATGAGTCTTAGCAGGAATATGATTGCTTAATGCCTTGTGAACCTTTTCTAATAACACTACATCTTGAATGCAATAATCTATCATAGTGTTCATTGCAGTCTTATCATTCTTTAGCATTATATCTTTCCATAAGTCAAAATTCGTATGATTCTTTTGACCTAACCCTAAAAACTTACCTATGTAATCAAGCCTATTTGAATTAAATCTAAACTTAGACCTTGCAACTTTTAAAGTATCTATTGTATTATATGAAGGGAACATTTGAATATTATGAAATAAACATCTTGTTCTAATCCAAGACAAATCAAACTTATCCCCATTATGCCCTACTAACTCATCTGCAGTATTTGCTACGTTGATAAAATCCTGTAGTAATTTTTTATCACATTGCTTTTTATCCCATTGCAAATAATAGATATTATTGTCATCTTCCCACTTATAGCAGATGCAAATGACTGCTCTTTCCTTAATTATGTTCTCCGTAGCTATTTGTAATTTGTAACCTGACTGCCAAAATAAACCGATGTTTGCCGATACTTCAATATCAAAGTATAGCCTTCTGCGTTTTGTTTTTAACATTAAATGTGTTTGTAGTGTGTAGTTGCATTTTGTTTATATCCTATTAAAACTTCCTTTCTATGTCTATCTGAATAAGAAACGTGAACCCAATCAGGATTTGTTTCATTACCAAATTCCCATATTAATTGGTCAAAAGGTAGTTTAGTTTTTATGTAATTAAATATCTCTGCATTAGTAACACCATAGTTAGTGCCATCCATATCAATATCAATAGCCTGTCCAAATGAGTGTTGTGATGTCATAGCACCCCCAATTTTGGCATTTAATTCCTTAGACCTATAACCACTTGAAATTAGTATAGGGCATCTAAAATTGGCTCTAATAGGCTCAAATATGTTTTCAGCTAATAATTTAAGATTTGCTATATGCTCTTCGGTTGGCATATTGGTAATGCCATTTCTTTTAGCTGACTCACTACGAATCAATTCTGCTAAGGTAAGGTGTTCAGAAATCTGCATATAAGTCTTTTAATAGTTACGAATCCAATTAAACCCACTAATAATGCCAAAAATTTAAATCTCCAATCTTTGCTAGTCTTTATACTATCCTGCAAAGAAGTACTGTAAAAACGCAAAGAATCAGCCATTATATTCAATCTACGATTATCTACTATGTAGCTTGTTTGTAATTCCTTAACCTTAATAGTCTTAACAATGGTTTTAGGCTGCTCTTTAATAGTTATGTATTCAACCCCATTAATATTGATTGTATCTCTTTTGTAGTTAGTAATGGTATCAATAAGTAATGTAGTGTCATATTTTGTAATTAATGTAGTATCATTAGCACAGGGTCTTGTTTTCTCCAATTCCCTAAATACTCGTTCACTACTTTCTCTATCATTTAATACTCTACGTTCTGCCTTCTTAATTGGATTACATCCTAATACAATAAGTAAAAATAAACATATTAAATATATTATAAATATCTTAGTCTTGTTTCCCATATCTTGTATCGTGTGGATTAAGATAGTTTATAATTATTGGTAAAATGGATATTACTCCTGCACTAAGACATTCTTTTAGTGTTACGGAATAGATATCACCTTTGGCTATTATCATTGTAAGTATGGCAGATAGGAATATTTTTACCCAAGAACCATAAATACTATTTAGGAACTTCATCATTTTTTATCTTTTTAGTTGCGTTATAATAATAACGAATGGCAAAAATACCTGAAACAATAGCAGTAAAACCTGCTAACAATGTTACAAAAGGTTGAACCTGTGTTAGTGTTAAACTAGCTGCAGTCATAGAAACTGCAGTATTAACTAGGGCATTACTGCTATCGTTATTCATTATAATTCTTCTTCTTCTTCTTCTGTTATAAATGCGATACCTGTTGTCCAATATTGAAGGAATGTAAATTCTTTAAGTCCTGAAGAATTAACCACTTCAATAGGCTTAAACTCAAACTCCTTTTCTCCTAGTTCTTTAACTTGAGCAGTTAGCTTCTTGATGTTCTCTTTAGTAAATTTGTAACCACCTTTTTCATCCAATAATAAAATGTCTTTATCATCGGTTGATGCGTTATCAAGGCGGAGTTCTTCAACTTGGGCTTGATAGCTTTCGTGGTGGGATTTGACTTTTTCATAAATC